CTTTACGGGAAACGTCCCGCCTCTTGGCATGTTTTGCATGTTGGGATTTCTTCCACTAAAACGTCCTGTTGCAGTAATGTGTTGGGTGAGTCCCACATGCAGGAAACCGTCTGACTTGGTGAAGGTGTCGATACCTTCCACAAAACTAGAGAGGTAGCTACTAACAGCAGAAAGACGCTTAAGGTCAGTAAGAAACTCAACAGCAGCATCCATGTTGTTCGTTTTAGCAGTTCCCACAAGTACATCTAAGTTATCCTTCCCTGTACTAAACCCGTTAGCACTTACCCACTTCTTGCTTGGCGCACCAAAGCCTAGACCAGCTATATGATTAAGCTCTTTCAAGCCGTAGCCACGAGCATCACAGTCCTTACACTTGTTAGGTTTAGCAAACTTAGTGCCATCCTTTTTGATCTTGTAAGTCTTACCTGTACCCTCACATGTAGGACAGGTGAAAGCTTTTGTACGTTTTATGATAGTACTGTTAGCTTCTACAGCCTGCTTAAACTCCTTCTTGTCACGCACATGCTCAAACAAGTCAGCCCATTCTTTCTTGTTGTTAACCTTACGAGAGAAGACAACCTGAGACATCTGCTCGGGTGAGTTAAGATTGATAGGTGTGTCACCCATGATCTCACGCACCTTATGCTGTAGTCGATCCTCAATGTCTGCCTTCTCACGTTCAAACTGTAAGCGTACATCATCTAAGGCTGTACGATCCACCCTGATTCCTGACATGTACATTCGGGTAAGGGTTTGACAGGTTCTGAAGGTAACGTCTCTAACGGTATGTAGACTGGCTGAATCGGGTTCACCGTAGTCTGCCTCAATGCTGTGGAACAACTCACGAGTTGTGTCGAGATCGCACCTAAGATAAAAGCAAAGCTCACTGAGAGGAATCTCATTTGTATTATACCCTTCCTTAAAGTAACGCTTGAGGGTGTCATCCTTCTGAGCGTTAAGGTTGCGTCTCTCTGCACATGCCTCTAAGCTTAATGGATCTTTCTGACCACGCAGTAGGATATACTCTGCAAGCATGGTGTCATAGATAGGCCCGTCATACTTAAAGCCACATTCCCATAGCCACATCAGATCATGCTGCGCATTGTGCATGATGAGAAGAGTAGTCATGTCTAAGATTTGTTGAATTAGCTTACGCCCAGCACCACTAGTGTCTTTCTTCTCAACGTGATCTAATGTTACAATATGTAACTCTTCGTGATTATCTGCGTTCTGCATACCGACTTGCACAAGGAAGTTACCCTCCTCATATGGGTCTAGGTGTAGCTTATCCCTACGCCTGTTTGTTGTGTTCTCAACGTCTAGTACAAGTCTCATCTCTCTCTCCTCTAGGCTTGATATAGTGATCTCGCCCCGTCTAACTCACAGTGTACTACACCGTGCCAACCACCCTTAAGCTTATTCTTAGCTATATTCAAGTGCCGTTGTGTATCTTCTTCATCAGCACCCTCAACAATGGGGTTCTTAGAGATCAGAACCATAAGGTCTGCCTCTGCTGCTTTACCTGTCTTACTGCCTTCCATCATGGATTGGTCTACATATACCTTACCCTCTGCTACAGCACTCAGCTGTGACATCCATACAACACAACAGTTGTATTGCTTGGCAATGTTACGAGCATAGATAGCCGCATCTTTTAGGTACACATCGGACTTATCACTTGTCTTGCTGGCGAACTTGTCACCCATGTCCAGGATCAGTACGTCAGGCTTCTCTTGTTTGACCAGAGACTCAACCCACTGCATATCCTTGTTGGTGCTGTCCTTGATGCGGATGTTCTTCCTAACAGGTTCATAGCGGCTACGAGCGAGGGCTACGTTAGCCTTAACCTCATCCATAGACATGTTAGAGGCTGCGCTCAAGTAACGTGCTCCTACACGCTCATATGCTTCCTCATTACATAGCACCACACACTTAGCACCTTGATGCGCCCAACCCTCAGGTCCAGCAATGAGAGAAGCATGGAAGGATGTCTTGCCTGTGTTAGGCCGTGCGCCTACCAACAGTAAGTGACCACCACTGACACCCTCTACCTTGCGGCGTAGGCTAGGGATATTAAACTTCCACTGTGTCTGTAGATCGTTTGCTTTGAGTAGTGTGTCGATACTAATGTCTTCCCACTCAATACGAAGGTTGGGGGTGAAGTCATCCTTGTAGTTCTCAAGCATACGTCTGAGAGGCTCTAGGCTGGTCTGTGTGCCGTTAACGAAGTCAAAGCCTAGGTTGGCTACCTGTTCGCCTACATACTGCTGAAACATACTGCCAAGTACGTCTGTAGCAATATCCTCTTTGATAGTGTCTTCTTTATTTATCTTGCGAAAGAGATCTTCATAGGCAGTCTTAGTGGCAGTTGTCATCGTCTGGTTCTGTGAGTAGAACAAGGCCTCTAGGTCTGATGTGTTTAGATCGCCCTCATATGTCCTCATGGCAGCGTCTAGTGCCTGCTTGATCTTGCGTACATCCTTAGTGAAGATTTTATCAGGGCAGCGAATGCCCTTGTGTTGTTCATAGAAGTCACGGTTAAGTAACGTCTTAATCAGTGCCAGTTCCATCATTGTCTTTCTCTCCTACAAAGATACGATATAATACTTCCAGTGCAATCAAAGGCCACAGGAAAGCAAACTTGATAGGGCCAGAGTTATCCATCTCCTCATCCTCTGGCTCTACCATATGGTATAGTAAGGGTAGGGCTAACACATACATTGCGAATATGCCAGCGAAAAACCCTTGTCCTAGTTCATTCATACTTGTGGCCTCTCAAATGTTATGTAGAACGCACCCTCTTTACTGTTATATGCTGCCATAATATCAATGAGTTGCTGATGGCTCATGATAATCATCTGGTACGAGCCCATGTCTGGTTCAAACTGTCGGATATATACATCACCATCATCACCTAAGATGACTTCCACATCCTCGTGCATGTCATCCTGGTCTAGGGTTGTGATTACAGCAGCGTCTGATTCAAACTCAACTGTGTACATCAGGTTGCTCCGCTACAAGAATGTTAACGTGAGCTACGTTACCTTCCACACGGGTGATGACATACTCAAGCCCTGCCTTGGTGAGCAACAAACGTAATTGACCTACAGGCATCATGTCTTATCCTTTCCATCTAGCTTTATCAGACGATCCAAGTACCACTGTGACTTGAGTAGATCCTCTTGCTTGTTCTTGTAACGCCAGCGGTGTAGGTACTTAGCTATGTTACCACGCAGGTAGCCTATGTATTCCTCCGTAGTGAGGAAGTCTTCTATGTAGTCAATGCACTCAATGCTACCCTTACCATAGTGCGCTGGGTTGTTGACGTTATCCGCTGCCGTAACAGGCGGTTCTATTCTAGTATGCTCAGCCAATACGCTCTCCTTAAAGTCTTGGTTCTCTTTCATCAAACGTTTCCATTCACTACGAATCATTCTTCCTCCAGACAGAAGCCACACCATGTGTCTCTACTTGCATTACCACAGCTGACACACTTGCGCCACTTATTCTTTTCGTCACGATCTTGAGAAGCCTTACGTTCCTCTGGTGTCATAGGTCTTATGTCACTAAAGTCTGCCTCTAAGGGCCACTCATTGTCTGTCACGGAGTACCTCCTCATACTTGAAGAACAACTGCTCAAACTTCCATTGGTATAGCTGTTGCATACCCATGAGGGTGTTCATCATTTCGTCTGGGGTAGGCTCAATCTCACCATCACCTATCTGTCTGAACACTACCTTAAGGTCATCGCATACATGCCAACAATCCATAATCATAGGCTCTAAGTCATACAGTTTAGCCAAGTGATTCATCCTCCGTTAGCGCATCCCACGATACAGGGAATAGTTCAATCATCTTATGGTCAATCTGTTTAGCTACCTCTCGTGTCTCTGCCTGTGTGTCAGGCTTGCAACGTAGGTTACACATATCAGAGAAGGCATCTAGGCTACCTGACCAATACCACTCAGTCATAGTAGACTGTGGCAGCACCATCCGTGCCATCTCAGGTGCTACACCATGCTCAAGAAGATCGTTGTAGGCTTTGAGACATGCCCAGTTAGTATCACCCCAGTCACCTACATCAACGACACCATCAGACCCCTGCTTCTTATCCGCCGACTTACCACGCCATACCTCTGGAGTATAAAACTCAGGCTCATCATCTACGTATCGCCTGGATATTTCGTTCCATCTCAAGAACTTATGCTTGACTAGCTGTCGTGCTACAAAGATCGGAGCCTTGACGTGGAAGCTTGCAAAGCAATGCCCAAAGGGACTGATATGTTTATGCTTGGCTAGATAACGGATGAGCTTATCATCCTTAGCCTTGAGCTTAGGTGGTCCCCACGGATCGTCTTCCATCTCACTTGTCTTACCGAATGACACACGGGCAGCGTTAGCTACTGTTAAGTCATTACCCATGTGGTTTATGTATGTTGCTTTAATCATCAGAATGGAACCTCACCGTACTTGTTTCGTGGATCTACATAATAACCTGGCTGCATATAGTTAGGCTTCTCTGCGCTGGGCTTAGGGTGGACACTCTCTAGGCCCATCTCTTTAAGGAAATCTTTAAGATCGTTCATGATAGTAACTCCTTTAATCTCTCTAGGTCATCAGTTAGCCTATATTTGATGTCATCGTCAAGCCTGAAGGCTGTACTATTTGCATTTGTCCATAGTGCTATCTCTCTACTAAACTGCAAAGTCTTGTGTGCAGCATCAGGATCTAGTGCTACGATAACATCGTCATACTCGCTTATTTTATCCATGTGTGCGGCTGTAAGGGCTGTGCCAAGGATTGCCATGGCTGTTACATTAGGGAACTCCTGATAAGCAACCACAGCTGACACACAATCCTCTAATACTAGAAGTGTTGAACCAGTCCCTACTGTGTAGTAGTCTGCCTTACCTGTATAGCGATACCACTTAGGCAGCTTCTCGCCCACTGCACGTCCATTAGCATCAATGATGCGCCCTTTGTAGTGTATCGGGAATACAACACGTTCATCCTTAACGTCATAGAGTAAGCGTCTATCTACGATACCCCAGCGTTTAGTGAACCTGTGAAACTTATCATGCTCTGCTGTAGGCTGTACCACATACTCAGGTATCTCCATAGTCTCAGGCTCCATCTGCATAGGCTTCTCTTGTTTAGCCATGAGGATCTTTATCTCTGCTGCTGTCAGGTCAGTGTGATGATACCCGCCAATGCTACAGTCTAGCTTGTAACAGTTGTACTTGATTAGACCCATCTCTTTAGTGATGGTGAATGTGTTTTTGCCATAGCAGGATGGGCAGTTCATACGCCTGCTCTCATCCTCTCTTAAGTCGAGGCTGTCTAAGTATTTACGAATGTTCATCTACCTACCCTTCCGCTTCACACCAAAGTGTTTTTCCTCAAAAGTAAGTATGCAGTGACAGTTAGCACACAACACTTGACACTTAGCTATCTCTGACCTTAGCATCTGTTTACCTTTAGTGTGTCTTTTCAGGTACATATTATGTGCCCTTTGTGCTATAAGGAAACATTTATCCTCTGGGTTGATATGGTTGAACTGTAACGCCTGTGCACTTTTATTGTAGCCACAATTAGCGCAACCCTTCCTTACTTTGTAACGCTTTAGTACAGCCTGGCCATAGTCGTATCTTTTTCTCTTCCTAATGTTATCTCTGTTTATTGTCTCGGGGGATCTAACTCTAGTCATCGTCATTACCTCTCGCTGCTAGTGCCTTGGATGCACCACTGAATGTGTTGACCATGTAAGGCCTCACGCTATTCATGCTCTTGTGTCCTGTTACCTGCATGATACCAACCAGGTCAACACCAGCCTCCATCATTTCTGTCACTGCTGTACGGCGTAAGTCCATGGCTGTTAGTTGGTTTGGTAGGTTAGCTTCTTTTAGTATATCATTGAGAATACTGGAAATATTCTTCTCTGAGTAAGCAACGTATACGCCACATCTAGGCTCTATTCTAGGAGCAACAAAATCCTGGAACCCAAAGTCTTCACGCTGTTTCTGTAGCATCTGGCATAAGCCAGAGCTAATAGGTAGGTGTACTTCTGCGCCTCGTTTCGATTGTGTAATATCTAAGCGACACTCTTCTAGGTTTAATTTATCCCATGTAAGAGTTCTCATATCGCCTATGCGTTGGCCCCAGTCGTATGCCATGTGAACAATTAGAGTAAGGTTACGCCATTTCGTTTGGCTATAGCCTGTGTCTAGGAATGTTTTAACTTGATCCCGTGACCACTTAACTTTGCGAGGCTCTGTTGTCTCTGTCTTGATTAGACGCACAGGATCGTGGATCATTATGTCATTACGCAATCCATACTTCCATGCTGCACTCAGTGCGGTCTTACGATAGTTTGCTGTACGAGTTCCTGTATTAAGCCATTGCTCATAGGCATTTGTTAGATGACTAGCTCTCAGGTCTTCTATCCTGTAGTTTTTAAGTAGGGTTGCATAAACTTTAGTGTTACCAACATTAGTTAGATGTCTCTCGTACTGCTTTTGAGTTTCTCCTTTTAGTTTAGCGAAGGCAGGACTTCGCATATAGAATGATAGTAACTTTTCTATTTTGTCTGTGCTCTCCGGCTTTCTCATCTCTCTCTCCTACAGTTTAGGTAAGTAACCCGCTCAATGAGAACATTCATCGTGCGGGTCATGTATCTTAAAAAGCATACGCTATAACTAAGGCCACGAAGGGCCAAATTAAAAATGCTGTGATTAGCTTATCAATCATGGTTTTTCTACCTTGTTGTTGCTGAATGAGGCAAGCTCATTACCTGTTGCTGTCTTGAATATAACACGGCGTACACCCGTGCGTTTGAATAGCTTGATACGAGCCAGGTTTGCATCGT